ACTATGCAATGCTTAGAATGAAAGACTCTGGTGATTACACCAATAATAATGAAATACCTTTTTCTTTTTTACCGTGTTTAACGGCAGGTTTAGCTTATTATATTTCTATGAAATATGCACCTGACAGAGTAATGATGTTAAAAGGTGTTTATGAAGAAGAATTCAAAAGAGCTGCTGACACTAATAGAGAAAATGTTAGCTCTCGTTTTGTTCCAAAAGTTGGTTTAGTAGGAGGAGGTTATTAATGGGAAGATATTCATCAGGTAAATTTGCATTAAGAATTTCAGATCGTGATGGTTTTGCCTATCCTTATGATGAAATGGTTCAAGAATGGACAGGAGCATGGGTTCATCAATCAGAATTTGAACCTAAATCACCATTATTGAATCCAACTAATCATCCAACTGATGCGCAATCCTTACGACATGCTAAACCACAAGTGGTTAGTGTTACTATACCTCTTGGTGGTATTTACATAAATGATGACCTTGATTCAAAATCAATGGTAAATGGAGGAGCTAATGGTGTTTCTCCTGCAATTGGAGCTAATAGTTTTCAGACTGTTATGCAAACCATACAACAATTTAATCCTATACCTGCGCCAGGAGCTTTAGAAACAGTGCAAGTTAGAACAATGCAACCCTTAAATGGAAGTTCACAAGCTAATCAAGACACCATAATGAACACACAATTAGGCACAGCAACGGTGGTAATATCATGAGTACATATGCAGAAGTAGTAGATCAAATAAGAAGTTATACAGAAACAGATAGCACTGTATTAACTACTGCTATAGTTAATGATTTTATTAATCAAGCAGAGTTACGTATATTTAGGGAAGTAGATCTTGATGTATTTAGAGCTTATCAATTTGCTACGTTAACTCAAGGTAATGAATTTGTTACTTTACCTGGAGCTACTCCAAGCACTATGTCTTTTGTTCGTACGGCTTCTATTTATCCTTCTACTGGAACAGATGCAAACGTTAGAACGTATTTATTACAAAAAGATATTAGTTACATGACTGAATATTGGCCTAATAGAACAACACAAAATAAACCAAGATATTATGCGATGTGGGATCAGAATACAATATACCTTGCTCCAACGCCAGATACAGCATATAAGATAGAATTAGCTTTGAATCGTAATGAAACAGGGCTTTCCGCAACTAACACTACAACTTGGGTTAGTACAAATGCGCCACAAGTTTTATTATATGGTTGTCTTATTGAGGCTTTTAAATTCCTCAAGGGACCTTATGATTTACTTGCACAATACGATAAAAGTTATCAACAAGCAGTACAAGGCTTGCAAATAGAACAACAAGGAAGAAGAAGGAGAGACGAGTACCAAGATGGTGTTATTCGTTTACCTTTACCTTCTCAAAACCCATAGGAGATAAAAATGGCTATAACACAAGCAGTGTGCAACACCTTTAAACAACAATTGTTAGAAGGAAAGCACGATTTTGCAAATGGTGGGCATACTTTTAAAATTGCGTTGTTTACATCAAGCGCAAGTTTAGGAGCAGGCACTGCTAACTATTCAACAAGTAACGAAATAACAAACGCTTCTGGATCAGCGTATTCAGCAGGTGGAGAAACTTTACAGAACCAATCTGTAACAGGGGGCACAGGAGCTTCAACAGCATATGTTGATTTTAATACTAACCCTCAATGGACTTCTGCTAGTTTCACAGCTAATGGCGCTATGATTTATAACACCACTACTGATGGTGGATCAGGCACTACAGACTCAGTTTGTATTTTAGCATTTGGTTCTGATTTTACAGCAACCAATGGTACGTTTACTATTGAATTTCCAGCACCAGGCACGAGTACAGCTATACTGAGATTATCGTAGGAGTTTAACATGGCATTGATTATCAATGATCGTGTTAAGGAAACCACGACATCAACAGGTACGGGGACCGTGAATCTTGCAGGAGCAAGCACAGGTTTTCAAACGTTTGTCGCAGGTATTGGCACAACAAATACGACGTACTACTGTATTGCTATGCAATCAGGAAGTACGGAATATGAAATTGGTATAGGTACTATAACCGATGCTACTCCCGATACACTATCAAGAGATACAGTTTTAGAGAGTACGAATAGTGATAATAAAGTAGATTTTTCTGCAGGTGCAAAAGATGTATTTTGTACATATCCAGCAAAGAAAGCACCATCTCCTGTCATGGATCCTACAGCATATGTGACAACACATAATTCTACTATTAGCGATGTTCAAACAATGGACTCTGGCGTTTTAGCTGGACCCGTATCTATTACAGGTACACTGTCCGTAACAGGAAATTTATTTATCTTATGAGCACGCTTGAAGTAAATAAAATTATACCACAAGGATCAGGTACTGCTCTTCAAATAGGAGAGAACGGTGACACCATAACGTTGCCAGCAGGTACGGTAATAACATTACCTAACGGATCAATTACAAATGACGAACTAGCAGGTTCTATTGCTAATGCAAAATTAGCAAACTCAACAATTACAATTAACGGATCATCTGTTGCTTTAGGTGGATCAATTACCGTAGGATCAGTTTTAACATTTCCAACAATAGGCTCTATAAATCCTAGCGTTATAGAAAACACGCAGACAGCAGTTACCATAACAGGAACTAATTATATTAATACTCCTTTTGTAGATGCAATTAACTCTTCCACAGGTGCTATTATATCAGCAGACTCAGTATCATTTACAAGTGGAACAGTTATTGTAGCGACATTTACACTACCAGTAGACGGTACGTATTTTCTTCGTGTAGAGAATAACGACGGACTAGCCGTACGATCAGGTTCAGCATTACTAACAGTATCAGACGCACCAGCTTGGCAAACTGCTGCAGGATCTTTAGGAACAGTAGGTGCGGGCGAGTCAATGAGTTTTACTGTTAGTGCAACTAGCGCAACGGCATATGCAATAGCTTCTGGATCTTTACCAGGAGGAGGAAGTTTAAATACGAGCACAGGCGCTATTACAGGTACCGAGTCTGGAGCAACGCAAGATACAACATATAACTTTACCATTAGAGCAACGGATGCACAGGCTCAAACAGCAGATAGAGCCTTTTCAATTGCAGTCTCAGTTGGTATAAGTAACGCTATGAGGTTTGACGCATAATGAGCACATATTTAAGAAGAACATTTTCAGGAGCCAGTACAAGCAGAACAACATTTACATTAAGTTTTTGGGTAAAAAGAAGCACTTTTGGTTCAATGAAAGCCATTATAAGTGCAGAAACTAATAACACTAATAATTATGACCAAATTATTTTTACTAGCGGTGATCAATTTGAAATTAATAATGTAGCAAGTGGAAGTGATGTTATTCAATATAAAACATCAGCAGTATTTAGAGATCCTTCCGCTTGGTACCATGTTGTTGCTGCTATAGATACAACTCAAGCATCCGCTAGTAATGGAATTAAAATATATATAAATGGTGTTCTACAAACTTCATTAGCATCTACTACATACGCCCAAAATGCAACTTTTAATATTGGTAAAGATGGTGAAAAAACATCTATTGGCAGAAGGGAAAGAGATGGAGATGGTTATGGAGTTGGTTATCTTTCTGAATTTTATTATATTGATGGTCAACAAAAAGCAGCCACTGATTTTGGACAAACAGATTCCACAACAGGGATATGGAAACCAAAAACGTATTCAGGTACTTATGGAAATAATGGATTTAGATTAGAATTTAAAAATTCTGGAGCATTAGGAACCGATACTAGCGGAAACTCTGAAACATTTACCGTTAATAACGCAGGAACAGGTGCTCAAGTAGTAGACACCCCTAGTAATAATTTTGCTATTTTAAATCCAGTTGCAGTAACAAATGCTGATTCTGTTTTAAGTAAAGGCAATACAGTACATACAGTGAAAAATGGTAATGCTTGGATAGGTGCTTACACTACACTTGGAGCAACTAATGGTAAATGGTATTCAGAAGTAAAAGTAATTGATGTTGAGAATACAAGTTTTGGTGTAATTCAATCTGGAGGTGACACAGCTGCAAATATAAACAATGATAATAGTGGGTATATAGGTAAACATGCTGATCGTGACTGGGAAAC